GTAGTACTTACCAGGGGTCTTTTAAATCATTAGTTGTTAAGTCTTAGGTGAAAAGCTGTCCTTGAAGATTTTCTACAATGGCATTTTTTCTTGGAGCTTCTACTGCAAGAGTAGTCCAACGATAGAAAGCGTTGTTGATTGACAATTGGCTGATACCTAATTGGATTTTTTTGAATCCAGAGAGTTCCCCGAGGTGCATTGTGTCTTTTTGGATCAAGAAACCTGTTAAAGCACCTGGAGCCAAGTTACCAAGATCGGTGAAAGCTGCACCGCTTGGAAGAGCAAGGATGTTACCGATGAAAAGAGGGCCTGGAGCAACGTTAGCAGCTACACCAGCAGCGGTACGATAAACGCGGTAGTAAAGAGCACCGGCAACTGCACCGATAGCAACCGATACTTTATTTCCAGCAGCAGCCGGAGTAACAGTTGTTACAGCAGAAGTTGGGCCTTCGCCGAAAGCGTTAACTGCAGCTACAACGTAGCTATAAGCAGCAGCTTGGAGGAGTGATCCAGCAGCACCACCGTCAGTAGCAGCAGCAGTTGGAGCAGCTGGAGCGCCTACGATAGACTGGTTTATAGGACTAATTTGCTTACGCAAGTACTGAGACATTTCCATGGTGATTGCACCGCTAGAAGTCCATTGAGTGCGCAAGTGAGAACCAGTAGCTTCTTGTGGGCTACCAGCAAGAACGATACGTTCTTTAGCTTGGCTAATTTTGTTATAAGCAGAGAGAGAAGAAGGATCAAGCATAAGCTTGTCAGCGCGACCCATGTTGAGGGCAGAACGAACTGAAATATCTTCAATCAATGATTGAGTAAGAGCTGCTCCACCTGCAGAGAAAACTACAGTTGCAGAAGATCCGTAAGAAGCGAACATGAGATCTTGTCCGTTGCGCTCATAGTCAGAAGCACGAACTTGAAGATCAACACCGCGCATGTTTGGAAGAGCTGGAACCAACGCTGGGTTACCATCAAACACACCTTGGTTAGAGAAATCTGAGTTACCTGCGAAAAGGTCGAACTCGATATCTTGAGCCAAGTTAAGAGCTGCGTCTTGAGCTTGACGTTCTTCAGCAGAAACTTTATCGAAAGTTTCAACTGCGTTAGCAACCAGTGAATGCTCACGGGTATCAACGTAGTAAGCCATTGGAACTACCAAACGAGCAGCTTGGCCAGTCTTTTTAGCTCCGAGCATACCTTCGTATGCAGCAGATCCACCGAAACGTCCTACAGACAATTTACGGTTATATTGATACAAATTGCTCTTAGTAGGACGGCTGTCCAACATTTTTTGCAACTTGATTGTTTCTTCAGCAGCAGTTACGTTAACCATAACTGGAGCTAAATCTTCGATTTGGTACGCGGCACCTTGTACCAACGTAGAAGGAGCAGCGTTGTAACTGCCTGCTTCCAATGCTTTCATCAGACCTTGAAGTTGTTCTAACATTTTCTTTCTCCTTGTTTTCCTAAATTTTACCCCTACTTACTTAAGTAGATGGCTAACCTTTTCAATGTTTTTTGTAAAATAGTAGCTGTTAATGGCCTCTCTATCAGACTTAGAAAGAGATTGATCTTTCGCTTTAGCTAAAAGCTTGGAATCAATTTCACTTTTAGAAAGAGGCTTTTCTGTCTTTGTTGCGCTTTCGGTTTTAGCGATAACGTCCAAAGAAGTAATTGCTTTTCCTGCAGGAGCCGCTTTCTCAACGAATTTCTTCAGGAAAGTTTCTACTGCTTCTAAGTTCTTTTTAGTAGCTTCAGACTCAGCTTTTGCAGCTTGAAGTTCTGATTTCAAAATTTCAACTTCTTTAATTGATGACATTTCGATCTCTAAAGTCTTTTCAGATTTTTCGAGAGCTTGTGCATCACTTGCAGGAGCTGCTTTTTTGCTAGCTGCTTCACCGTCAGTTGGACCACCATTAGGGCGATGTTCGCCTTCTTTAGCGTCTTCCATTTCAGCTTTAGCCATACCTTGTTCACTCATTGCCATACCGTCCATACATTTACGGATACAGTCGTGGTGAGCCTTTAATTCTGGTTTTGACATTGAACTATACATAGAATGCATATGTTGCATGTCTTCGTCATCGTAACCATGAGCGTCTTGAGCTTCAGGAGCAGCTGCTTGAGGAGCTTGGGCTTGTTCTTTTCCAGCTTCTTGTGGCATTTGCTCTTTAGATTCAGCTTTTGGAGCTTCTTCTTTAGAAGGAGCTGCTTGAGCTTGATCTTTAGCTTCTGGCTTTTCAGATTCTTTATGTTCTTCTGGCTTCTTTTCGTCTTTTTTCTCAGATTCCTCTGGTTTAGACGCTTTGAAGCTTTCTTCAGCTTTTGCTAAATGAGATGTAAATTCTTTCGTTACATCTTCAATTAGGCTGCTAAGTTCTTTTTCTGTATACATAGTTTATAGTCTCCTTTTCTATGGCTACTATTAGCTATTTCCTTTAAAGCCCCAGTCAATGTCTTTAAGAGTTTGAATAGGAGAAGCGGCATTTACAGCAGCTTCGTTAACAGCTGTTCCGTTAGCAATAGCATACTCAGATACTACGCAACCGGTACGAGCGATTTCAAACAAACAAGTAGAGAAATCAGCAACAGATGGTTCTGGAGCACCACCGCTAGTCAATTCATAGGCGATTTGAGCAAGAGTTGGAGTGAATGGAAGAGTGCTATTTCCGAAAATATCGGTAGCGCCTACGTTGATGTTAGTCAAACGAATCCAAACTACTGGCTGTCCTTCAGCAGCATTACCGTTGTGAGTAGCTACGATGATAGGATATCCATTTTCATCTTGTGATTGGGTGATGGTATTGATCGTTGAACTGTTAGTAAAACGAAGCGAAAGGCGGTCTGCGAGGTCTCTTGCAATTCCTACTGCATGATCAACTGAATAAAGCATGTTTATCTCCTTAAAATTTTTTGTCTTCTAGACATATAAAGCCATTAATATGGCCAACTAGTTGTTTACATAGATAAGTATTGGCACACTTCATTTTAAAATAAAAATTTATATGTAATATCAAATATTTATAAAAATTAGCACAATAGGACTTTTAATTTAATATAAGTCGTGCTATAATCTTAATAGTATGAAATTATGTATTAAATGCAACAAAATCAAGAATATGGAAAAATTCGATAAAAGAGCCAAATCGATTGATGGTAGAAAAGATATTTGTAAGGACTGCAAAATACTTACTAAAGTAGAAAAAAAGAACTTAAAAAATAAAAAATTCGATAATATTTGGCGTATCAATCAAACAAATAAAGAAAAATTACAAAAAATTAAAGAAATAAACAAAACGCATAAGAAAAATGATATGAGAGTATGCAAAAAATGTGAAATTTTAAAACCAATGGATGGTTTTATAAAAAAGATTTCCAAATACACTAGTTTAAATTATAGGGGCCCAATTTGCAAAAAATGTCACAGCGAAAAACAAAATAAATATATGAAAAAAAGAAGGGATTCCGATATTTATTTCAAATTAAAATGCTATTTAAGAAGTAGGATAACCAATACAATCAATCAGTATATCAAAAAAGGAATTAAAGAACCAAAATACGGGTCAGCGGTGAAAGATTTAGGGTGCTCTATAGAAGATTTTTGTAAACACATAGAAAGGCTATGGGAAAAGGGTATGACATGGGAAAATTACGGCAATAAAAATAATCAATGGAGCCTAGATCATATTTTTCCTCTTGCTAGTTTCGATTTAACCAATAAAGATCAATTTATAAAAGCTAATCACTACACAAACCTACAACCCCTATGGCATATCGAAAACTTAAAAAAGAATGATAGATACTAACCAATCTTATATGCATGTCAACTTTCCTTCACGGCATCGGAACCGTTCAATTTATTGATAAATCAGGCGAACTACTTGATCTTAAAGGATTAAGCATCGATTCTCTTGAAAAGACGGGTGTCATAAATTACGAGCACAAGTCCGATTTTCCTGGCCAATTAGTCGGCAAGATCTTGAAAGCAAAGAAGATTTTCTCTCAAAAAGATTGTGCAAATGAGCATGAGCTTCATTTTTGGAAGAAGACAAAAGCCCCCTATCTTTACATCATGGCAGAATTACTTGATGATTATTGTGATAGCGCAAAACACGTTGCAGGCATTTTGAGATACGACAGGGACAGAAAAGGCCAAAACGACTACAATATTATGTGGTTCAGTATTGAAGGAAGCGAAATTCCAAATACTAGAGTTGGCAAGTCCGTAATTACCAGAGGGATCGCTCGTAAAGTTACCTTGACCTCTGCTCCATGTAATGCAGCGGCGGCAGTTGAGATCCTTGAGAATCAAGCACCACAAATCAAAGATGATTTCGATGAGATCTTTAAAAGTGATCAAGAAGCCGTTACCCTATTTAAAACTGGTGAAGGCGAAAAGATTTACGAAACCTTCTTGGCCAAAAAAGAATCCGAGCCTACTATCAAGAAAAAAGAACAAAAACTTTGTAAGTTACACAAAGCCCAACTTGAAAAAGGTGAAGGACCAAAATGGTCAGGACCCAAAGTTACTGGGGATGCTGTACACTTTTCTCACCCAGAACACAATATTGTAAGTATCCACAAGCAACCATCTGGCGAGTTTCATGTAAAGCACAACGGTAGAATCGCTGGTATAGGCGACAAAAAAGGTATTTTCGGTACAGCTAAAGAAGCCGGTGAGCATGCGCAAAAATTCATGGGCGGTCTTAGTAACGGAACAGTTTCTGCACCATCAATGCAAAATCATCCGTCACCAAATATAATTGGTGCCACCAGCATTAGAAAAGCTGTAGAGGCTGGTAGCTATAATGCAGCCCCGTCAACTTTAACAAATGGTGCGGCTTATCAGACTGAAAGTATGTCTAAGGCAAAACCAGCCGCTGAAGATCATAATTTTAAAGGTTCTAAAAAGAAGGACTGGAACGCACAGGCCAAGAGTGATTACCAAAATTGGGAACATAAAGAAAAATTTGAAAAGTTCATGAAATCTAAAATGCCTCACCTTTCTAAAGGTGAAATCGAGGCTTTTGGTAGAGTGATTGCTCTTAAGAAAAGTATTGATTTTGAGCAAGATTTAAGTAAATTAGTTGATTTCAAGAAATCTAAGAAATAATTACGTCACATTTAGTAATGTGATATAACTAATATAGCAGCGACTAAGCGACGATCTGGCTTGGAGGGCTCATAATCCTCTGGCGTAAGCCTCAGTAGGTTTAATTCCTACCGCTGCAACCATTTTATGACAGATCAAGAAATGTTAAGACAATACACCGAAATACATGAGTTAGCGACCGAGCTTCATGATGGTATTTGGGAAGATGCTGTTATGTGGATGCAAACTCCCTCGCCATGTTTCTTTGGACAGGCACCGGTACAATTTGTTGCATCGGGTGGCGGACAACTAGTGATCGATTGGCTTTTGGTTAGAACCGGTAAAAAGCCAGGAGCGGCGTTTTGAAACCCTACGGTAAGAAGATCGGCAGAGGCCTTAAAGGATCTAGATTTCTAGATAATGGATGTCCTTGTTGTGGCAGAGAACATGACCATAAGGGCGCTACAAGACAAGCTCTAAAAGAAGAGATTAAAAGTATTTTTAAAGAGATAGAAATTACAAAAGAAGACAGAGAACTTTTGCTCAAATTCTCACGCCGTAAAGTATCTTCCTGATGGTCCAGGCGCTCTCAGATCCAAATGAATCCAGCTTGTAGTTCCTCTTTCCATACGGATACCAAAATCTTCTAGAACAGGCTCCATCTTCTCTTTAATCTCATCAAACGACAAATTGGGTAAGCAATCGAAATCACACGCTAGGCTTTGTGCGTGAACATCGTTTGGAATAGCCTTAACCACTTCCTTGTTGTATTCTTGGGACCTAAACATACAGTGTACCTTAATCGGGCACCCTAAATGGGTCCTTACCTGTTCCATCTTTTGACATAAGGTAATAAGTTTTACCTTAGCCTCATCATCAAGCCCATCTTCCTCAGTGGCCAAGCGATTCCACGAATGTAAAGTTATTGCATCCCCCACAGTGAAATGTGGAGTGATGTTATGGGTTGCGTCTGTCCAGTCAATACCATTTAAGTCCATATTAGGGTTACTTTCTTTAGAGGTTCCCAGTGGAATCGTAATCTCAATTTCTTTATCTTTTCCACCACTTGTAAGGAATTTTGACAGAGATCCTAAAAGCATATCAAGGAATGGATTTGACATATTGAGTTTTACAATCTTATATTAGTTACTCCTATAAGATTGTGGGTCTAAATAATGAAACTTAATGTAAAATTTGGCCTATTGGGTGACAAGGAAGTCGATTGGTGGAGATCCGTAGAGAGTTTTCCTAAGACCGTGAGCTACCTAAATGTGGTTTACGAGTGGGTTTTTTACGACGACGACAAATCTGGCAAATACGACAAAATTCTTTGGTTTTCTGAATTGAATAAATACGATCCGAGATTCAACGATATTCATGAAAAATGGTCTGATATTTTCGAGAACTACAAAACCAGCTGTGTATGTGGTGCAAGATATACGAGCTTTGAGTGGGACCATATGAGATTTTGTCCCGAATGGAGGAAATGGTAATGAACGAAAATTTTCCAAAGTACGTTCTCATCTTTTTAGGTTTAGTGTATTTAATGGCCTGTATAAGTGAAATCGCAATGGTTAAGGACGGGGCACAGGTCGTATTTGAGTCTGCTAAGACCCTAGTTCCCCACGTAGGCATGTTTATTTTAGGATTTTATTTCTCCAAAAAATAATACTTGACATAAAATAAATATTTTGTTATTCTTATTGTAGGGGCTAAATGGCACCAAAAATAAGGAGAGAAAATGTTTCAAGAATTAAATGGTAAAATTAAGGTACACAAAGGGCAACCAGTAAACTCGTCTTTAAAACTCGGCGATATTATTGACTATTTTGAGGCAGGAAAAATCCTCCCCCGCAAAGATAACCGTGGTAAAATTGGAATGAAGCCAGAAAAAATTCGTGATATTTGCAAAAATCTTCATCCACCTTCTCTATTTACCATAATTGTGTCTCAGGAGACTGACAATTCTTATGAATTGGTTGATTCACACACACGAATTGCAGGCATTTTGGCTAGAAAAAAAGAAGTTGGTCTTACTAAAGAAGAAGCGAATTATGAATGGAGTATTCAGGTTTGTCATCCACATGACAAAGATGAGATTTATACTAGAGTAAATTCGCAAATCCCACATAATGGGGCCGTAAAACTGACAGATCCAACAAGATTGCTTGGATATCATGGAATTAAAATGCAAGAACTAGCAGGTGTACAATTAAGACCTTCTTTTCAAAGCGTATTTTGGGACTTTATCATTGGAAAGAAAAATCATGACGGTTTACCGCAACGAATTGCTGCTAGTCGTGCCAGAACCGAGATCACGGTTACGGGCGGCCTACAAGATAGGCCAGCAGAGGCTAACGGTCTTATTTTAGGTGAAAAAATTAGAACAAAAACAAAAAATGCCCTCATGTATTATGGCAAAGTAGTAAACACTATTGAAAATGTTGCAGAAACATTTCCTAAAGGTGGCCTCAAAAAAAATATCTTGGATCTTACCAAGCAAGCGGGTCTCCTAACAGTAATTTTGGCCGATGGACTAGAAGATGAACCATTGTTACAAGAAATTACCCCCACCAAATTGGCTGACAATATGATTAGGAACGCATTGGAAGTAAAAGAGTGCTTTCTCAGTATAGCAAAAAGACATAGCGTTACCTTAAAAGAAGTTGAGGCTACGTTTAAAAATTTAGGTCTTAAGGGTAAAAAACTTAATGAAGCTGTAATCCGATACTTTGGTGAGGCCAAAGATTAATGAAATACATTGACACCTTCTCTGGTTTAGGTGGATTTAGTCTTGCAATCAAAGAGGTCGTTGGCAAAAGCGCTATTTGCGCCTTAGCCATTGATTTTGATAAGAATGTCTGCCAAACGTTTAAGACAAATTTTGGTATTGAATCGTATGGAAACATCAGAGACTTAAAAAACGAAGACATTCCCGATCACGATATTATTTTTGGTGGTTTTCCTTGTCAGCCATTTTCAAGAAACGGTAAGTGGTTCAATAAGAACGACAAAACTCTTGGCAATGAAGAAGAAAGAGGAAATCTTTTCTTGGAACTTGTCCGAATTTTAGTCTCAAAAAAACCTAAATACTTTCTTTTTGAAAATGTTAAAGGGCTTCTATCCATGAATAATATGGATGGAAGTTCTTGTTTTGACACTATTGTTGATAATTTGCAATGCGCTGGATACGATGTTCATACAAAAATACTAGATGCTGCTGATTTTGGTGTTCCTCAACAAAGAGAACGCATATTTTTTGTGGGAATAAGATCTGATTTAGAACAATCCTTTCGGTTTCCAGAGCCATTTTTATCCAACTTATCAATAGAGGATATCTTGGAGGATAAGGTTCCAGAAAAATACTTTATAGCCAATCTCTGGAAAAAAAGAATTATTAAGGCCGGAGGGCCAATATCTGGTCGTGGAAAAACAAATCATGGGTTCCCTAAAGGTCACTCTAGATACGAGGTCATTAAATGGTTATATGACAACAACTCAAAGAAACCTACAAAAAAAACGGGTAAAATTGAATCGGTAGCTATTTTGTATGGAGATACTCCAAGTGGGCTCCCTAGACAACAAGATAAGATATATTCAATAAAAGGCATTTCTCCAACTATTGCTACTTTTTCCACCCCAGCAGTGGATTCTCCTCAAGGAATCAGGCAGTTAACTCCTCGTGAATGTGCAAGGTTACAAGGATTCCCAGAAAACTACATCTTTCCTTCTAAAGATGCGGTAGCATATAAGCAGATTGGAAACTCCGTTGCGGTTCCAGTAATTGTGGCTTTAGTTAAACAGATTTTAGGTAATAAATATGATTGAAGCAAAAATTGTTGCAGACTCAGTTGGACCAAATGGTGTTCGTCTTACAACCTTCGTTTTGACCTACCCTCGTTTTATTCACGCGGAGTTCATGACTCACAGGGTATTCTCAAGAAATGCCTCATCTTCTCGTGCCATCCCAGTTAAAAAACAGATTCAGATGATTAATGATAATCCCGCCATTCCTTTAGCGTTCACTAAAAACAAAGCAGGTATGCAAGGGGGCGAAGCTTTGGTCGATGATGCACACGAAAAAGCGGTGCAAGCATGGCTACTTGGACGTGATGAGGCGGTAAAAGTGGCCGATCTTTTGGCCGATCTTGAGGTTCACAAACAATACGCAAATCGAGTCTTAGAACCATGGGCTCATATCACGGTAGTTTGCACCGCAACTGACTGGGATAACTTTTTTGCTCTACGTTGTCATGAAATGGCTCAACCAGAAATTCACGCTCTTGCAGATTTAATGTACGGAGAATATCATACGAATACACCAAAGGAAATCAAAGAAGGTGAATGGCATCTTCCTTTTGTTGGCGATTTAGAGTTGGAATGCGAAAAGATAGAACCTAGAAACGGATTTTATGGTGTCCCAATCAAAAAATCTGTAGCTCGTTGTGCTCGTGTGTCCTATCTGAATCATGAAGGGCACATGCCTACATTACAACAGGATTTAGAGTTATATGAGCGTCTTTTAGGATCAGAGCCTATTCACGCCTCTCCAGCAGAACACCAAGCTCAGGCCCTAAGTGCGGATAAAGGAAGTTACCATTTAGGCAATCTTCGTGGTTGGTTACAATTTAGGAAGACGCTAGAAGGCGAAAACGTAACGAGTTTCAAAAAATGAAAATCGATTTAATTTCAGATACGCATAACAAGCACAAAGAAATCGCTCTTAAGGGTGGAGATCTCCTTATTCATTCTGGGGACGCTACTGGTAGAGGTCAAAGCGGTGAAATCCATGCTTTCTTGCAATGGTTTCAAAAACAGCCATATAAGTATAAAATATTTGTTCCAGGAAATCATGATTCGGGATTTGAAAAAGAAACTGCTAGATACCGCGAAGAATGTGAAAAAAGAGGTATCACTCTTCTTATTGACGAAGGCATTGAAATTGAGGGATTAAAAATCTATGGGTCTCCATACACACCAACTTTCTTAAATTGGTACTTTATGCGTGAACGCGGCGAAAGCATTATGCGCCACTGGGAAGCTATTCCAGATGATACGCAAATTCTCATCACTCATGGCCCAGCTTATCAAATCAGGGATCACGTACAAAATCATTTTAGCCCCAATGGAGCCAATGTAGGGTGCATGGATCTTAGGGTACGCCTGGAACAACTAAAAGATCTTAGGCTTCATGTATTCGGACATCTTCATGGAGAGTCTGGAGTAAGTAATATGGGTAGTTATATTGCTGTAAATGCATCGGTATTAGACGAAGAATACAAAAAGGCATTTAAACCAAAAAGTCTCACCATAGAAAATGGTGAACTCACTATCGAAGAGAATTAAGCAGCTCTCTGTGCGTCATATTCACTGTATTCTAATGAAATGAAGTGAACGAATCCATCTTTGAATCCCCATCCTGGAGGAAGTTGCTGTAAAGAGCAGCGACAGAAGGGATGTTCACCACAAGCTGATGGTCTAGGCTCACCTCTTTTGTGATATCCCATAGAAAGTTCAGACATTTTCCATACTCTAGGAGTAACTTGATCATCGAGCATATGAAGTCGTAAGCATTCCTTACAAGTTGCCCCGTCCCTAACGATTACAAAAAATACAGTTGGGTCTTCAATGCCTTCTTGTTTTGATCTATCTACTATTTCCATAGTATGACCAAGATTTCGTGTTTTTGTAGATTCTGCTTCCGCAATAAGCTTCATGTCGCTTCGTGCTTTTTTCATTGCAGCCGCGATAATTTCAGATACCTGATTAGCGCCCACATGTGAATTGTTGGCTTTTGCCTCCCTGATTAAGGAGTCCACAGCCGTAACAACATTTGAGCTTGTCTTGCTTTTTAGGCCCTCGATATACCCATGAGAATTAGCAAGAACAGATTTAAGGACATCTTTATCATAATGATTAAGCTCCTTATTGTTCATGGCTTGCAAGAATAGATTTGCTAGGCTGAATTTTGGAGTGGCACTAAAATATGGAGATTTATTCCTTAGTTTTGGGATATTGCCAAGAAATTGATACGCTAAAGCATCAAACATCTTCTCGATCGCAAAGGAAATCGCTTCCTTGCCAGAACTGCTTATGCCCCACATAAAATTAACCTTTTAACAAATTCTCAAAATTTAAAGTTTTTATGATAGTTTCTGAAGCTTTTGTTTCTTCGTCTTGAAAGCTTTTCATGAGTGCTTCAACGATCTTCTCTTGATCGTTCAGAGCTTTTTTGCCATGCTCACTAAGGTTTTTGTTTGCGCCCTTACCGATGGTGAATTTTGGCTTCATTGCTTTTGCAATACCACTAATAGCGTTTTCGGCTTTTTTCATTTCAACCAGACTCTTCATTGAATCTAGGGTTTTCTTCATGTCAGCGTATCCAGCAGAAGCAGGATCTTGTTTATTTACCATGGATTCCAAGGTACTGATGTGTTGGTCCATCTCAGAACCTGAACTATCCGGTCCTGCCGGATTGTTGGGATCTTGTTGCTCTTGACCTGGCTGTCCTTGACCTTGCATTTGAGCCATTTGTTGCTGCTGCATCTGAGCTTCTTGAGCTTGTTGTTGGGCTTGTTGAACTTGAGCTTGTTGGGCACCTTGTTCAAATCCAAGACGAAAGGAAACATCTACTGCGTCCATGAACTTTAATTTCAGATCCTCGTACTTTAATTTATAATCTTGATTTTTCATGTTTAATCCTCTTAATTCTTAAAACTAGCAGCTATTTGATATAAAATCCAAAAAGCTATGCCAACCAAAGCTGCGACACCTAAAGTACATCCTAAAAAATATTCACAAAACTTAAAGAATGTCATATTAGTCCTCGTCCTCTTCTAACATATCAAAAATTAACATTTTCAACAAATCAAATGAATGTGGTCTCGGAGCGAACATGGCAGCTACTGCATTTGGTGCAATTTGAGCCATAAGCTGCATTGACTGCAATGCAAATGGGTCACGCTTGAAACGCTGCATAGGATCCACGAAAGCCGCAGGACTGCCCATAAAGCGTCCTTTGACTTGACCAACATCTAAATATTTGTCCCAAAGAAGCTGAATACGTTCGTTAAATGGTACTTCGCCTGCCATTCCTACACCGATGGTAGGTTTATCGACGTAGTTTAAAACTTCGTCATAAGTCATATGGGTAGGCTGATCTTGTTGTAAACGAGTAGATTCTTGCTCTTTAGATTCAGCGTCTAGACCAGCAATTTTGAATACTACGATCTTAGCAAGGATCGGATCAATAATTGGGATCAAACGTTGATTGAAGAATGTTTCAAGGTGCTGAATGATTGGTACGAAACCAGAATCACGGGCAGCCTCAAGTTTAAACTCGTTATTTGACTCACTTAATGTTTGACTATTAGAGCCTTTGCTCAAATGGCCATAACCAGGAAGTTCGTCTGGAGACATTTGGAAGGTCGCAAGAATGTTACGGGCAATCTGATCGTAAATGAACTCAAATGAGTCATCTGCCTTATCACCTGCGAATGACAACCAATCAATTTTCTCTGTTGGAGAAATACCCATCAAAGGAGTGCGGAATGAGTTTTGTACACCATTGATACTTGCTTGGAATTCTTGTCTAAATTTTTCGAGTGTTGGAGAATCAACGTCATCAGAAGTAATTACCAATGCTCCACGAGTAGCACGACCGTTTTGAAAATAAAGACGTTTCCAGGTATCAATACTAATATGGGTAGTAATTGAAGAAATCGCAGTTTCGATTGGTGGTACCGGATAACCATTCTTTTCAACGTCAGTGCATGGATAGAAATCGTGCATAAGCAATTCTTCATGGGTGAAGTATTGTTTTGCGATACCTTCTACTTGTTGACACCAAGCATATTTATCTTCTCTGAGTTTATCCCAGTCAATTTTGATCTTGTCACCGGTAATACGCTCAAGTTCTTTAACAGCTAGAATACGGGTATTAATACCAGCTTGCTCACCATTACGAACGGTTTTGTAAATAGTACCAGAATCGATCGGGCGGAAACGGTTAAATGGAAATCTACCGTTATCATCTGGATCAGATTCACGGTCATAAATAACTTCTGTACCCATCCAACCAAATGTAAGGGCGTTTTCTACTGAGAGGGCCAAATATTGCCCCAAAGTCATTTTTTGTTGGTTTTCAAGACCTTCCGTATGACCGCAATTCAAGAGAATAGTTTCGAGACGTTTAATACGTTCTGTAACTTTTTCGAATTGTTCTGTATTTAAAAGTTTGTAGAATTCAGGTTTGATTTTGATCTCAATACCTTTATCGAAACGATCGGCACGTTTCTTTCCAAATTGGCTAATTTGACCAGCGCGGGTTCTTAAGATAGCGGCAACCAAGTGATCCTGCACTCGGACCATCTTAAGGATGTCGTCTGGAATTTCGTTTCTCTTTGATTTAACTACACCGGCATATGCATCGTTATAGTTAGGGCTCTCCATGAAAGCAAGGGCTGGAGCCCGTTCAGTAGCTTTACCAAGCGAATCGTCTAAGGCTTTTTGTAATGGTACAATTGTAGTGGAGTCTTTTTTGAATTGAGCAAGGGGATCCATGTTCACTTCGTCAGAAAGCTCAAGTGTCATTGGTTTTTTAATTGCCGACTGTTCTTTATTTTCTTCGCTCATAAATTAACCCATCGACGCTAAAAAGACGTTGGCTGTAGAGGCGCTCATATTTGTTACAGAAAGCGCATAGCAAGGTCCGGCCATAAAGAATACTGCTGGCTGAGTTATTCCATTGACTTGGAATGGATTCAGAACCATAGCTTCTCCATTGTTATATATCACAGAGATTTGTTGGTCTGTTTCGAGGTAGATAAATGCAGCGGGTGCATAGAAATTAATTCCAACGTTTCCACTGACTGTAGCTGCCTGAGACATAACGAGAGGAGTAGCTTCAGTAAAAGCAGAGAAGGAAATGGTTGCATCTCCAGTACCGCTAACTAGAGTGAGCGTTCCAGAGGCATTAGGAGCCGCAGTTCCAGTGGTTACAAGAGTCGTGCCAGAAGCAATTGTAGAGCTTACGGTGAAATTTTGTCCACCATTGCTGTATACGGCTCCTGCAGTGGCATTTGCAGAGCTTACGGTAAAGGTAAATTGACTAGTGCCAATAGAAACAACAGTAGTCCCAACTGGGATTCCGCTGCCCACGATAAGGTTGCCCAAAGCGATCCCGACAGTAGACCCTACTACGGTCATATTAATTGTGCTATTTAGAGTATTGGTGCCGGAATTAGTAGGAGTGGAAAATGGGTACTGAATGGCATTTCCTACCGTTACGCCAGGAAGTACTTGAATTTGTTGACTATTCTCCACATTAAATGGAATTCCATTGATCTCCCTCAGCCATTTAAAGTTATTTCTGGATGGGGCAGTAGTTGGAAGTAAGTCAGCGTAACTATTGAGATAAAATTGTAGATTGGTTTTCATTAGATAGACCTCTTAGTAGTTAAGATTGCTATAAAATATAGGAAAAGGTAAATTTTCTAAATTTTTTCCGCTCACCTCTAAGAACCCGATGTATGGCCTCATCTTTTGTTCCGAAATGTTTGGCCGCTTCCCGTATGGATTCCCATTCTTGGCCAGTCTCGTTGCACTTTATAGGTCTTTTTTTTGTTCATTTATTTTTTCATATAATCCCGTAAGATCATAACTGTCCAAAGATCTTATTTTTCTCGTTCTAACAATTTTATTTTTCGAACGACTTGGATTGATGTATGAAAAACTTAATCCCCTAAACGTATCGCGAATACCCCTTAAAATTCTATAAATAGATTGAGATTTTACTCCAAAATAAGCTGCGCATTCTTTTGTCGATTCCCATATTTGTCCCGTTTCGTTACATCTAATTGGCTTTTTGTGTTTTTGGGCACGAGACTCAATGCTTTCTTTATTAAATTTTGCACAATCCCCGCCAGAAGTTAGGTTGTATCCGTTTGGAGCTACCGTATTGAGTAAAATTATCAACTTACTCTCTTCTTTATTTAAAATGTCTTTTAATTCGCTCTTATTCTCAGATCTCGCAGAGAAAAGTGTTTCTATCGTAAAATTACTTCTCCCATATGTGTTTATAGCGCTCAATAGATACTTGCAATGACTATGTTTTGCGCAATGAGAATTAAATCTAACGTGGAGAGGCTGTGTCGTTTGACCCACATACATTTTGCCGTTGATTTTATTGGTAATTTTATAAATACATCCGCCAATCATACTCTTAAGATTGTATCAGAAATTAAAGTGAAAACTACCTCTTTTTCCGGTACCACCCTTTTTAGTGGATTTCCCTAGAGCCTTATCTAGAGCAGTTTGCATAATTTCATGTTGTTCAGGAGTATATTTTTGATCATCTGGAATCTGACTGGGTGCATTTGGATCCATTGAAGTAATGTTTGGACGTTGAGTACCGGCTAATGGAAATATGTTTTGGCCTAAATATCGAAGGGAGTCACATATATCGGCAACACCGGCATCATTATCCGGGGTAGTCGTTACATGGCCTTGACCATCAAGTAAGAATCTGTGCTTCATAATAGCAGTTCTTACTTTCTTGGTGTTTTCTATCTCTAGGACTTTAAGCATTCTGTGACCGTCAGCAGTAATGATTTTACCGCGAACTGCACCGATACCGCCTTGAACGTCCTTAACGAATTTTGGACAAGGCATACCGTTTCTTACAAAAGATTTAATGTTTCCTGGTGCGTTGGTATCGCAATACCACTTCCTTGGACCAAATCTGTCTTTAAAATTAATGGCTACTTTGAGTAAGTCTTGAATCTCTAATCCTGGACTTGAGAAACAGTCAATAATCCATACTTCACCATTCGGCACTTTAACAGCAACCAAGATAACGGCATCGTGCTCAAAACCCCAATCCACTGCACAGTAAATTGGTAGATCCAATTGTTTAATAATGGAGTAAATGTTCTGTTCAGTAATTTTTGGTGGAGGAGCACTACCTATGAGAGTTTCAAAAGCTTGATTTACGGTAATGAGATTTCCGCCATTACTTCGATCGATATATCTTGGGTACACCAATCCAGCAGTACCGGGCTTCCAGCACATTAACTCAGCCTCTGCAACGTCAACGTCATTCTCGGCGAACTTATTGATGATGGAAATAATAGGTTTATAAAAACCATCTGTTGCTGAAGCAGGTTTTTCAGTTAATCGTGTTCTGCATACAGGGAGAAGCTTGCACCCAACACATCCAGCATATGCATTTGGGATCATGTCGTATTTAGCTTTTTCTACATCAGAAAGAGCATTAAATTCATCGCCAGTAAGTCTTACTAGCGGAAGGTTCTTACCAACGAACATGTCCTGTCTTGGAAGTTCTGGTTTGTGCCTTGAAGGTGGACATGCTTCAGTAACGTCCAGAATATTCCATGAAAGAACCTTATAGTTCATATCAGCGGCTTTATTTAGGGCGTCTTGCATGTTACCGAAAGCGTACTTACGAGTACTTAAATAAACCTTAACCCCATAAAACCCACGACTGAAACCGGTAATGTTTTTACCTTGTTTGATGGCTGCAGGATCGGCCAAATCCAACTCATCCAGGAACAAAAAGTTAGCGTGCAAAGAATTCATACCTTTAGGGGTACAAATTAAAATTTTAATGAAGGGACCTTTTCCTTCCGGGGTCTTATATTTAATAGTCCGTTTATTTTGGGTCATGTTTACCCAGCCACGAGATTCTAATAAGGGCTGAATTTTGGTGATAAAATCGTTAATGTAACCGATAGCAACGGCTGACTGCTCTTCGGTTGCGGCAGCATGAGCTACAGTTCTTTGGAAATGGAGCATAATGAGAAGCTCCAATATCGCAACAGAAACGGTTTTCATACCTTCTCGACAACTCATCAAAATGTAACCTGGAGTTATATCTCCTGAGTTATTTTTAGCGCCATTGTAGATTTGCCACACGGCATCGAGAGGAGAGCTTGTGCTATCTGGATCTGTAATTTCAAGTGGAAGCTCTAGATCTAAAAAGGCCCGAGCCCAGTCCTTAACGTCACTAGCAGAAGAAAGAGGCTCGAACATTAAGTCCGCCATCTCCTTCTTCTGCTCATCTGTTAAAGCTTTGAAATCCATATTATTAAGCGCCCTGTCTAGCTCTATTTAAAGCAGGGTTCTGGTAAGCATCTGGATTAGCACTTACTTTGCGCCATTCTTCATCAAGAGAAGCTTCTTTACGCTCGAAATCAGAGTCACGAGGGTGAACTACGATACCACCAAGAGTTCCAAGAACACCTGCAATTTCAACTGAGTTACGTAGAGCTTCGCTTACAGCCTTACAAGCATCAAATAATCCCAACTCTTCGGGTTTTCCGAATACTTGATTTTCGATATCGTAAACATCTTCTGGATTACTGACTAAATGACCAAGTACTTCTCCTGCCTGCTCTTCGTTGTAACCGGCATTTTCAAGGAGTCGGTTTACAACACTGATAAAAGATGGCATTAGAATTTCTAGAGCTGGATCGTTTTTTGGTAATTCGTTAGATAATTTAAGAGCCATATTAAGAATTACTCGTCCACCACCCGGAAGAATTCCGTTAGTTAAACTACTACGAATAGAGCACACTGCATCCTCTGCTCGGTCGCATCTTTCTTTGATATCTCCAGGAGAAGATCCAACCACCGTAAGTTTTGCGATACCTGAAGTGATTTTTGCAATACGTTCTTCTAACCAACCAGATTCAGCTTTTGATTCTGCTCTCTTAAGTTGGGTTGTCAATTCTTCGGCGCGGCATTCGATATTTATTTCATCTGGAGTACCACTCAATGTACTTCTGAAACGTGTGGCCTCAAAGCTTTCCATTCCGCTTCCTAAATCTTCAACAGTAGCGTCATTAATTTGGTTTTTCATGCCAAATACTCTTGCTCCTGTAAAGGCAGCCAAATCGACTAACCAATGACTTTGTGCGTTCATGAATTGAGCCATTGGAGCTTTCATTGGAAGAACTCGGAGAGTGCCAGTTTGCTCAAAGTTAAATGCGAGCGTAGAAATAACTGTCTCTGAAAATCCATTTGCAACCAATACAAGATTTTTAAGATCTTTATTTTTAGCAGGGTCTTCTTGGATACGTGCCTCAATAGCATTAAGAAGAGGGCTTAATGGCAATAGGTCTTGAATTGCTCCATCAAAAATGATGAATTTAGGATTCTCTAAATAAGCTCGTTGATTTCCTTGATCGTTGATAAAACTTGTGAAGTATTTACCAGAACTTTCCTCTAGGCCAATTGGGATTGGGTATCCTTCAATTCGTTCAACTTTGTATCCGCTTGGACCAGGAAGCTCACGAATAGTAACATGGCTGCTTTCGCCAAAACCTACTTCTTCGAAACATTTAAGAACTGCTTCAGCAAGAGCCTTTTCTCCGTTGGCGCTGATGGTAGCAACGCTTAAAAGCAAGTCCTTAGATTCTTGGGTTACTTTAATACTTTGGGACTTAATATAAGGAAGAAGTACGTCTTCCATTACTTTCTTGATACGACGAACAGTTTTTTGAGGACTTTCTTTTGGATTATTTTCACAAAAAGCAAAAATATTCTTAATAATTTCATTGGCTAAAACCGCAGTGGTCGTTGTGCCATCCCCAGCTTCAGTAGCAGTCCTAAGAGAACACGATCGAGCAACTTCAATGATACTATGTTTGTAAGCATTCTGATGAGCCATTGATTGGAATACCGAAATACCATCCTTTGTAATTCTATCCGAAATGTCTTGGTGATCGCTTTCTAGAAGACAAACCTTACCTCCAGGCCCCATTGTGCCTCCAACAATATCACTGATATCTTGCATTGTTTCCAGTACTACTGATTTGATTCGTTCTTTGTCAGCTAGATAGAGCTTTGGGGCCGTCTTTGCTTTGCGGAATGCCATACTATTTTTTCCTTATATTGTCTGCTATTTCAAAAATTTTTGCTAGAAATAATTCTAATGACTTGTTTGTTTTCATAAAATTACATATTTTGCAACAAGGTAAGCAATTTTCAAAAACATATCCTATATTGGGGTCCTTGCGATCTATTCCGTTTGCTAAGTATTTGCCAACATCTTTCTTTGTCTTATATCCATGACTTTTAAGGGAAGGCTCAACATTACAATAGAAACATCTCTTAGAACATATATCATAGAACTGCTCGTCAGTAAGACTAAATTCTACACCATTGTCTTTAGCTCTTCTTTTGTATTTGTTTATCCACGATTTTCTATCGGCCCCAGCATTGGGGATAGCTAAATTCATAGCGCTTTCTTTTTGTAGGCATCCACAGCTTTTTGCTCCGTGATCAAAAGAGTGTTTTGAAATAGATTTTATGTTTCCACAATCGCATTGGCAAATCCAATGTGAGCTTACCCCTTTGCCTATTTTTGTCGTATCTCTATGTAATACTAAAAGTTTTCCAATTTTTTGGCCACCAATATCTTTTTTGG